CGGTAGCGTTTTTCGTCTATTATGAAAGAGACGTCTCCTACATTAAATTGTTGACAACCACCCTTCTATAATATAGGTTAGTACTATACGTAAGGGCGCCAGCACCCTTCGTTAGACCCTGCGCAAACGGATTTGCAACAATGCCATATCTTGTCTTAAACCCAATCTTAGGCTGGAATGAGCTCTGATCGACTGCACGAACCATCTGGAGAGGAACGTATGGGCAGTAGAATAGACCAGCGTCAAACGCCGATGAACCCTTATAACCAACAGTGTAGTAGTTACCACCGATTGCATAAGGGTCGATATAAACCTTTAGACGACCGTTAAGAACACCAGCAAAAGTATTGCCAGTATCATCAACCTGTAGATTGTTTGAATTGAGAGCTGGTGTATAATCAAGAACACCTGCCATCTGTAGAGCAGACGCTACGTCCGAAGAACAGATAACGATGTTACCCTTGCCACGTCGAGTGTCTTTAGCAATATGGTTGCATTCACGCTCAAGCTGGAACATGAGACCCTTGAACTTTTCAACTGACCAACGACCATTTGAATCTGTGTCAAGGTCGAATACGCCGGCTGTAGTTACGTTGTCCTGAGCACCTGCAGTTGCTGTGATATTGATTGTACGAACCACTTCACGATTGATTTCTGCAAGAAGTTCTGCAGAAAGAATGTTAGCAAGTTCTGTCTCTGCATCTAGACCATGGATCGCCTTGAGGTCCTGTGCTAGCTCCATTGTGTACTCAGCCTTTAGGGCACGAGCAAGAGCTGTAACAGTAACCTTTTCGATCGAGAACGCCATCTGTGCAAAAGCGGTATTTGAATCAGTACCAAGTGCTTCCGACTGCGCTGTTGGCATACCAGTACCAGTGTTGTATGTATTAACAGCTGTAAGAGGGGTTGTGTTTGAGTTACCTGGGAATGTACCAACAAACTGCTGACCAAATGTGTTTGCACCAGAAACAACAGATGTAAACGATGTGTTTACTTCGTTGAAGAATGTTTCATTTGACTGGGTTGCACCATTTGCCGTGTTCGAGCCCTGATTTGCGTAACGTGAACGCATTGCAAAGATAAGCCCTGTAGGACCGGTCATTGGCTGCGTACCACAAACATCATATGCAATCAAGTTAGGCATTGCACGACGAACCAGTGAGATCAACACTGGATCGAAAGTATCGATACCGCCGGCACCAGCAACGGAGCTAGAACCACCCATATAGTTCGCTGGAACAACTGACGATGTTTCAGTCAACATGAATTGACTGTGTGCGCCAGATTCGCGAAGCGCACGTTCCGTGTTCTCGAGTAGAACTGCTGTTACCGAACGACGGTGTACGTCCTTAATAGGTGCAAGATCTGGATGCTCTAGAATTGGCGCCCACTTCTTTTGAATCTCTTCCTGTAGAAACATTTTTCGTTATCCCTTCCTCTATTCTCTATTAGGGTATTGGTTGTATAGAATTATTTATAAAAAACAGTTGTTAACGAGCCTTGATCGTTCGTGAGATTGCCTTAGCATAATTTGTAACAGCTGGATCGTGGGAAACGCTCTCATTAATTGTGTTTCCACCTTCGAATGTCTCAGTCTCGACTGTAACGGTCTGAGCCGGCTTAGCTGCAGGGAAATAATTCTCTCTGATGTATGCTAGCTTCTTTTTGTACGTACTAACGTCGCCATCGAACTCAATACTCTCGCTAAGTGCGTTGAACTTCTCTGTCTGAGCGAGTGTTAGGCCTTCTGCTACATGTTGGACGGCGTTGCTACGCTCGACATTAAGAACAGTTGTCTTTAGCTGAATGTTTTCATTCAATGCATCGTTGAGGTTCTCTTCGAGAGAAGTTGCCTTCTCTGTTAACTGCGCCACGAGATCAACCTTTTCTTCTGGAACGTCAATGTAATGCTCTACAAACAACTTATGGAGACCGTCAACAAACTCTTCGATAATCTCATTACGTAATACTGATTCGATAGCAACTTGGTTGTCAGTTAGCCACTTTTCAGCAATGTAATCGAGATATCCATCAAGCTGGCTAGTTAGCCGTTCGTTGATTACATTTGTATTGTGTTCAATTGCCGTAGCATAATCTTCTTCTAACCGAACAACCTCTAGAGCAATTCGAGCACCAACAGCTGCTTCAAACAGAGTAGTTGCCCTCTCGCGGAATTCTTCAGAAAGTTCTTGGCCTGCATAAAGAGCGT